ACCGCTAATACAGAAGTTAAAATTTCATTAGCTGACCTTTCATTTAATAATGAAACATTTACTGTCTTAGTAAGAGATTATTTTGACACAGATGCAAATCCAGTTGTAATTGAGAAATTTACAAACTGTTCAATGAACCCTTCAGAAAATAATTTTATCGCTAAAAAAATTGGTACATTAGACGGTGAGTATACTTTGAACTCTAAATATATTATGGTTGAAATGAATGAGGACGCCCCTATTGACTCAATCCCTTGTGGATTCCAAGGTTATGAGTTTAGAGAGTATCCTGGAAGTAAATCTCCATTCCCAGTTTATAAAACTAAATATTTCTTACCTGGTGAGACAGTATTTAACCCACCATTTGGTTTAACTAGTGGCGGTGATGATTCTTATATCAGCCCAGGAGATAACGTTAGAAGAACATACTTAGGTTTAGGTTCTTATTGGGGTTATGATACTGACTTCTTCCAATATAAAGGAAAAAGAAAACCTTTAAATTTATGTACGGATGAAGGATTTGAGTGGTCATTTAAAACTAAAGGTTTCCATATGGACCAATTAGCTAGTGGTATTACAATATCATCAGGTTTTGCATCAAGTGGAACACCGGCTTATGAAGTGGGAGATACAACATTCTCTTCAGAACCTACAAATCCAGAGAATCCTTACTACAGATTAAACTCTAGAAAATTCACGGTAATGGTTTATGGTGGATTTGATGGATGGGATATCTATAGAGAATTTAGAACAAACGCAGATAAATATACGTTAGGTAGAACTGGTTTCTTAAACGGAGCTTGTTCATCTTTAAGATTCCCTAATGGTAAAGGAAACGGATTGTTCAAACAAATTAGTATTGGAGACGGAACTACGGAATACGCGAATACTGACTATTACGCATACTTATTAGGTCAAAGAACATTTGCAAACCCAGAAGCGGTTAACATTAACTTGTTTGTAACCCCTGGTATTGACATACAAAATAACTCTGACTTAATTGAAAGAGCAATTGATATGGTTGAGAACAGTAGAGCGGATTCATTGTATATTGCAACATTACCAGATCACAATATGTTTGTCCCTACGACCACAGGTCAAGACGGATTAATATACCCACAAGAGGCGGTTGATATTTTGGAAGAAACTGGAATTGATTCTAACTATAGTTGTACATATTATCCTTGGGTATTAACTAGAGATAGTGTTAATAACACTCAAATCTATATCCCACCTACGGCTGAAGTTACAAGAAACTTGGCGTTGACCGATAACATCGCATTCCCTTGGTTTGCAGCGGCTGGTTATACAAGAGGTATTGTTAACTCAATTAAAGCTCGTAAGAAGTTGACTCAAGAAGATAGAGATGTTCTTTATCTTGGAAGAATTAACCCAATTGCAACGTTTGCCGATGTAGGTACAGTAATTTGGGGTAATAAAACTCTTCAAGTTAGAGAGTCAGCACTTGATAGAATCAACGTAAGAAGATTATTATTACAAGCTCGTAAATTGATTTCAGCGGTATCTGTAAGATTATTGTTTGACCAAAACGACCAACAAGTAAGACAAGATTTCTTAAATGCGGTTAACCCAATTTTAGATTCAATCAGAAGAGACAGAGGTCTTTATGATTTCCGAGTTACAGTTTCAAGTGATACTGCGGATTTAGATAAAAACCAAATGACAGGTAAGATTTATATCAAACCAACTAAGTCACTTGAGTTTATTGACATCACGTTCTATATCACTCCTACTGGAGCATCTTTTGAGAATATCTAAATAGTATCATCGAATAAAAAATAAAGGGAGACAAGTTCTCCCTTTTTTTATTTATCTAATATTTATTAATATGAATTACAAAATTTTGACAAGACAGATAATTAATGAAATGGTTGAGGAGAAAAACCTTAGATTATATGGTTTTGACTGGGACGACAATATTTTGAGAATACCAACTAAAATATACCTTAAAAATGATATGGGTAATGAGGTAGGAATGTCAACTGAAGAATTTGCCGAATACAGACATTTAATAGGTAAAGGACCATTTGAATTTGAAGGTCAAACCATTGTTGGGTTTGATAATGATCCGTTTAGAGATTTTACTCATTCTGAATCTTTTTTGAAAGACACCAAAACTGCAATTGAAAAAAATCGTAAGTCCCCAAGTTTTAAGAAATTTAAAGAAAATCTTATATATGCAAATCCATTTTCAATAATCACGGCAAGAGGTCACGATCCTAAAGTACTTAAAAAAGGGGTTAAATTATTTATCTATATGGTTTTATCTCCGGATGAAAAAGAAAAAATGATAAAAAATATTAAAAATTCTTTTAACCACGAAGAGATTTTCTCAGATAACTTCTTAAGAAAATTAAACACATTAAATAATGACCAAATAATTGATTTATATCTGGACGAGAAAGGTGACTATTATCCGGTATCTTCAGAAGAGTTTGGAAAAAAATTCGGTCTGGAGGTAAGTGGTGGAGCATCAAATCCCGAACACTCTAAGAAAGTAGCACTTTTAGATTTTATTTCAAAGTATAATGATTTAATTATGAGTGGTAAGTATGTTAGTACTTCATTAGGATTTTCTGATGATGATCCTAAAAATATTAAAGCAATGGTTAGTTATGTAGAAAATGAATTATCTAATATGTATCCAGAAGTTAAATTTATTATTTATGATACTTCAGAAGGAGGATATAAAAAAATTCATATAGAAGCTAATAAAGAAGAAAGTAATGAAGATGTAATGCTAGAAAACTTAATTAAGAGAACAATATTGAAAATTAAATCAAAGTAAAGAGAAAAAATTTCCAAACCGATATATTTATAAAATAACAAAAATAAACATAAAACAAAAAATAAAAAATTATGGCTGATTTATTAATGAAAATGCCAGTTCCGTACGAACCCAAAAGACAGAACAGGTTTATTGTAAGGTTTCCTTCTAGTTTGGGTATTAATGAGTGGTTCGTGGAAAGTGCATCTAGGCCATCAATAAAAGTAGGGTCAACCGAAATTCAATTTTTAAACACATCAACTTATGTTGCTGGTAGGTTTAACTGGGATCCAATTACGGTTAAGTTCCGTGACCCAATCGGTCCTTCAGCGTCACAAGCATTAATGGAATGGATGCGTCTATGTGCTGAGTCAGTTACTGGTCGTATGGGTTATGCCGCTGGTTACAAAAAGAATGTTGATTTAGAAATGTTAGACCCAACTGGGGTAGTTGTTGAAAAATGGATTTTAGAAGGTACATTTATGACTGACCTTAACTTTGGTTCATTGTCCTATTCTCAAGATGCGTTGGCTGATATTTCGGCAACCCTAAGAATGGACCGTTGTATTCTCGTGTATTGATTTTTTTTACGAAAAACTAAAATACATCTATCCATACACAATATTGTTAATTCCCATATATTTATATGTATGGGAATTTTTATTTGTGATATTTGTCAAAAAGAATGTGAAGGAATAAATTCATTGAGATCACATTCTATTCAAAAACATAAGTAAAGTATCTTTATTATAAAAAAGAATATGGAAACAAATGCTAATGATTATGGACAAATGAATTTTAATCTACCTCACGATGTTGTTAGATTACCTTCAGGAGGGATATTTTACCCAAGTAAAAAGAAATCTCTTAAAGTGGGATATTTAACTGCTAATGATGAAAATACGTTACTTAATATCGACGGTTCAAAAAGTGTTAAGGAAACTATAATTTTACCTTTATTAAGAAGTAAAATTTATGAACCAGATATTAGACCCGAAGATTTAACAGATGGGGATATTGAAGCAATATTAATATTTTTAAGAAATACTTCTTTTGGTCCAGAATACGTGGTTTCAGTCCAAGACCCAAAAACAGGAAAACCATTTGATGCTTCAATTGTGTTAGATGAATTAAATATTAAACAAATAACAAACCAACCTGACCAAGAAGGGTTATTTACAACAAATCTACCTAAAAGTAATACAACTGTAAAAATCAAACCTCTAACTCTTAGAGAATCTTTAGAAATTGAAGACATTCTTGATAAATACCCTCAAGGGAGGATACCACCAATTATCACATTAAAATTAAATAAACATATTGTTGAACTTAATGGAAGTCGAGATAAAGGTGATATTGCAAAATTTATCGAAACAATGCCAATCATGGACTCAAAATATATAAGAAGTTTTATATATGAAAACGAACCTCGTTTAGATTTAATAAAAGAAGTTATAGCCCCGTCTGGAGAAAAAGCGATTGTGAATATTGCCTTTGGGGTGGAGTTTTTTCGGCCTTTCTTCGCAATATAAGTTACGTCTAATTGACGAATATATTTTCCTATCAAAAAAGATAAATTTGTCTTATAGTGACTATCTAATTATGCCCACATATTTTAGAAGATACGTTATTGATAAAATAACCGAAGAAAATCAAACTTAAAATATTTATTAAATAAATAGTATGTTAATGTTTAATGACCAAGAAAATCAAGCTGGAGATCAGGTAGATAAAACTACGTCATCATTTAAAGTCCAGGACGCTCTTAAAGGTAAGATGGAGGAGTATGCCAGCATAGCCCTCTCTTCTGTAAATGTTTTATCTACAGTACCACAAATATTAAAAAAATTAGGAGAAGAGGTAAAAAGTTTAGTATCTCTAGAGGCAACATTCCAAAGATTAATTTATTTGGATGAAGAATCTGCAAAAATTAATAAAACATTAGGTTTAGGAGCTCAAAAAGCGGACGAATTTAGAAAATTAATAATTGATACCTCCGCAAAATATGCGGAATTAGGTTTAGGTTTGGACCAGATTGGTAAAGATTATATTGCATTATCAAATGTTTTTAATACAAACATATCCGTAAGTGATGAAACATTAACTGAGTTAGCGGCAACAACATTAGTTACAGGTCAAAAAGGAGATGCGTTAGCAAAGGCGTTTAGACAAGTAGGTGTTGATGTTGCTGGAATCGCACCAAGAATGATGGATGTTACTGAGGCGGCAAAACAAGCTGGTGTTTCTGTAGGGTCTGTTGCGTCGGGGGTAGTTGCAAATATATCAAAACTTAATTTATATAACTTTGAAGGTGGTGTTAAAGGGTTGGCAAAAATGTCGGCACAAGCCTCAAGATTGGGAATTGATATGAAATCAATTTTTACATTAACCGAAAAAGTGTTTAATCCTGATGGGGCTATTGAAGTCGCAGCGGCGATGCAAAGATTAGGGGTTGCAACAGGAGCCCTAGTAGACCCACTTAGATTAATGGACTTATCTCAAAATGACCCTGCTGAATTACAAAATCAAATTGTTAATATGACAAAAGATTTTGTTAGGTTCAATAAAGATTTAGGAGAATTTCAAATTTTACCAGGAGAAAAAAGAAGATTACGAGAAATTGCAGATGCTTTAGGAATGTCGGCCGATGAATTGGCGGGTATGGCACTTAACGCATCTAATTTGGAATATAAAATGAAACAAATTAAATTTGCTCCAGGTACCAGTAAAGAAGATAGAGAAATGATTGCAACTTTGGCTCAAATAAATAAAGATGGGGTTGCCGAACTAAAAGTGAAACAATATGCGTATGATGAAAAAACCGGTAAAGAGGAATGGACTGGTGAATATGAAATGCTTGATGCAACTAAAGTTACCGCAACACAATTAAAAGACCTTAAAGAATCCCAAGAATTAAAAGGGGCTACTATGGAAGAAATTGCCATTAAACAACAGGGTGAGTTGGAAGGTTTAAATAATAAAGTGGGGGCAATTAAAACTGCGGTGGCGTTTGGAGTAACTAGAACTAGTGCCGCTCAAGGACTTTATAAGATGGGAACTACCGGAGTTAAAAATGCGTTATTTGCGGATGAAACTAATCCAGATGGGTTAGTACCAAAATCATTTAGGGATGCGGAAAAGGTAGGTAAGGCAATGCAAAGTGCTTTAGAAGCCGTAAATCCTGAATTTGTAACTTTAAAAAGAAATATAAACGATGTTAATAAAGTAACTGAAATTTCCGCTAAAATAGGTCAGTCGGCGATTGACTTATTAACTAAAATGGGTAAGTCGGCTTCTGACCTATTAACTAATCTGGACATAACTAAATTAAAAAGTTTAGGGAGTGATGTTTTAACTAAAATAATGGGAACGTCAGTCAATGGTACTAATGTTGGGGGTGGAGGAACTAACTCATCAACAGTAAACTCATCAGTTAATTCAAATTCAGTAAATACCTCAAATTTAAATTCGGTAAATTCAAATGTAAATAATATCGATAATTTAAACGCACCAAAACCACAAGAATTAAATTTAAATGAAAAAGTTACGGTTGATGTAAATGTTAATTTAGACCCGGCAGCAAAAGACCAGGCATTAACATATTTGATAAATCAGGAACTTACTAAATTCTTTAGTAATGATGGGGGAAACAAAAATATTGCGTTCGTATTGGACGAAATGGCAAAACAAAAAACCCAAAATAATTTAGTTCAAAGCAATGTACCTAAATAAAATTGTTTATAAAAATAAATAATCATCTATTTATTAATAAAGTAATTACATGCCAGAAAGTACATTATCATTTAATTTATCGTCATCATTTAGGGACACATTATTGGCGAGAAATTTACAACCATATAATGTGCCGGGGGTATACACACCACCGGCAGGTAACGTAACGTATGAGATATCACCACTTCAAGACAGTTCGGTAATAGATTCACCAAATGACTTGATTGGAACAACCGTACAGGCAAATAATCTATATACATTAAACGAATATGGACCTGAAGGTGGGTATAATAATATCATTAATACAAACAACCCACCATTACCGGTAACCCCTAATCAAGGGGAGTATGGTCAAGATGACGCTCAGATTGATTTACTCAATGAATTCTATATAGATACCGCATACATAAAAAATATTTATGGTCCGGAAAGTGGATATAAAGATCTTGTTATTTTAACTGATAATATTAGTGATTTACAATATTTTTCACCATATTCTGTAACAAATGATAACTTATTTGTATCAACACCAATTAACTTTTTATACTCAGTATATAGTCCTTTTGAAATATTGTTATCCGATAACCCAACAGGGTCTGCCGGGTCGTTATCTCAGGATTCATTTCTGGCTCAAATCGCATCAAAAAAATTAAAAGACGCATTTACCGAAAGGATAAATACTGAAATATATCAAGCAACTTTAGGTAGTGTTGGTTTAGATGCATTACAAGACCCTTTTGAAGCTTCTTTAGTTGCGACAGGACAACAACCGTTAATAACTAAAAACTGGAAAATTACGGTTCCAGAAAACCCAGTACTTGCCGCAGTTTCATTTGCGAACAGATTAAGTGGGACTTATTTCCCTGTTTCATTTATACCTGGAGATTATTTTAATCAACAGTTTCAGATAATATCACCACAAACAGAAAACGCTCTTAATGTTGTAAATAATTTGACTGGAGGTGCTTTAGGACCAATTCTTAATAAATATAGAAACCCTTCAGAGTTATTTGTTGCAAATACTGGATATGGACAAAAATCTGTTCTTTTTAAAAGTTTGGATTATAACCTTTATAGACCTAAATACGAAAGAGGTCTTGTTCTTGGAGTAACTAATGCCATTTCTAATTTATTAGGAAATAGTGATAAAGGTGGGGGGTATTATGTTGGTAGTGACCAATCGGAACCATCAACAATTAATTCTCCCGCAAACGAAGTTCCTTCCGATAGATTTGGTAGACAACAAGAAGTACCGGTATACGGACCATCAGAATTAGGACAATTATATGAAGGAAATATTGATAAAATCCAATTCGG